CCGGGTTCGGCAAAATTTAGCCGAAAGGTGCTAAATCTAAGAAAGATTAAGATTTAGCTCGACAAACCACTTCCATGATTTGCCGAACTCAGGGTTTACACCCTGAGCGGTCCTCTTAAGACCCCAACATGGGTCGAAAGAGGTCCGAGGTCCAACATAGTCCCAGTTGGGACTATTGCGGACCCGACACCTGGTAGATCGTCTGAAGTGACTTCTAGTGACGACCTTGCCAGACCTAACAGTACCAGCTAAAGCCGACAGAAGAACGGCAGAATGGTTGTTGAACCATCCTTTGATCTTCGGAGGGCGTTCCACAACATCCTGGACTGACGTCTCAATTGACTCGATATGAAGATACCGGTAACGTAATGCACCGGTATATCTGTCGCGCCAAGTGCGGCGTAGATGCGTAGAATGAACCTTAATGCCTGCCGTATCCATCTCATCGAAGGGTATAGGTAGAAACCTTGTACCCTTCATGAGAAAAGAGACAGTATGGCAAAGAGGAATTCCATGCAGAGCAGACCAGTAGTTGAGTCTGTTGATAGCAGAGTACTTGTCGCAGACGTCTTTAAGAGTCTTAATATAGACCCCACGGACGTTGTGACCATGAAAATAATCATGGCCGCACGACTCGCGAAACAGTCCTGTATTAAAGGACTTGTCCACGTTGACCTTGAAGCCACATACATTCAAAAGTCGACAAACAAGGTCATAAGCCTTGCTTTCGACTATGATGTCATCGCCGAAAACGGCGAGGTTTCCAAGGTTCTTCCGAAACGGATATTCGATTTTAATGTCGAGCATCCGATAAGAAGCGTAGACTAAGCTGGTGAAGAATAGTGTCTGAAGAGGAAATGTAAAAGCATTCCCCATAGAAGACACCATATGCAGTTCTAACTCGGTACCATCTGGAAGGATGGTAACAGGGCTTCTAGTCTTCTTAAGCCAGTATACAACCTGGGGTGGGAAGAATTCGTCGACCAGTGAGTTAGACATCGAGTCCGAAGCAGAGGAAAGATCGATAGTACCAAATCTTCCATTCTTCGAACCGAGCAGAGCAAGGATGCGGTTCTTATCCGGCTGCCGGTCGAGACCGATACCACAGGTCTCTTCCAGCCTACGTTCAAGAACCTCAGCTATACCTTTCTGAAACATCATATTCAGAACGGGCTCTGTGCATATTGTCCGGCTAATTTCGCATGTTTTAGGTACGAAACTTAGGCGACTTCCTCGTACAATCTGGTATCCCCGTACATTTTGTCTGATAGACTCAACGTCAGACCAAATCGGGTCAGACCTGATTGCTGCAGTGTATAAATGCTGCAGACTCGAATCAGTAGCTGCAAGAGTGCTAAGCCCTAACTTCGATAAGAAGTCAGTGCTAGAAGCACCGATGTTAGCCCCGTTGCCGACACCAAATCCTTTACTAATCGAGTTGAAGGTAAGAATCTGGGTTTCACTCCAGAGACCGCCCGACTCCTCGGCTTTGTAAAAGAATTCATAGATGAACTTTTTAGCTTCACCTATGGCTTGGTATTCGACTTCGGATAAGCCGGAAGTGTCGAGACAAAATCCTCTGCAGTCGTCATTGATCTTTCGAAACAATGATAGTGCTTTGCTATCTGCAGCGTCAGAAGCTCCGTCAGAAAATTTCTTGACAAGCGACCTACGCAAAGACTGCATTGCATACTGCCGAGGGGTAATGTCAGGGTAGGGGTTGATATCCCCATTCCAACCAGCATTATAAAGATCGAGTTCAAGGAAAACTGGTAGTAAGCCAGCGTAATCACGCATAGCATCTCCAAGTGAAGAGGAATAGAAACCAAACGTTAGATGATTCCGGAAACAGCAGTGTCACCGGCGCCAGCAGATTGCTGGCTAAGGGCACCAATGTGAGCCGAAAGCATCGCACGAATGTTGGCGGCATCAGCCGTGTCAGAACCCGCAGGCACGTCAATAATTGTCGTGATTTGGGCGTTGACATAAGGCTGGGCTGCCAAAGGCAAAACACCCTTACGGGTGATGAGCTTATAACTATTCCGAGGCACATCCTTAATCAAACCAGTCGTAGGGTTCGGCTTCCCAAGAGAACGGAAGACCTTAGGCCTAATGAAGGTAAGAGTAAAGGGAGAGGCTACTGAGTGCGAAGTCACGCCGGTCTGCGTCCCACCGAGCGCCGTAACTGCGTTTTGCTTCCCGTTATTATCGGGGGCAAGGTCCGCAGTGAGCGTATAAGTGGGGGCAGTGAACCCAGTTTGCGCAGCCCCAGTAATTGGGGACGTAACAGTAAAGGTCATATTGATCCTTTGAATCTCGGCTGGGATACTAAATGTCCCACCACCGAGAAAGCTTTGGTTTATGTTGCGGATGCACGGAGAACGCAGTCGCTAGGAGCGCGGCAACATTACTAAGCTGCCCTGCCCCAGGTGCCTGGAACTGCAAAGTAGGCGCTGGTATGCCAGTGTTTGCAGAACGAACGATCTCCTTGCGTGAAACTTCAAAAGAACCGGGACTATCACTCACAACGGTAACGGTTTGTCCAGCACCTACGGCCGCTTTGATAGCAGAAACATCGAGGTTCCCACCACCCTTCCAGGTAGTGGTACGAATCGAAGTTCTGTTAACCCAGCGAACGTCGGCGGTGGATGTAGCGTTATTGTTGAGAATATCCCCAATATTGAGGAAATAGTCGAGTAGCCACGACCATGGGAGTAATTCCCATGCAGACGGTATGAATTCGTCGAACGTGAGTCCGACAGACTTCAAATCATCACGCTGAGTCGCGGCCCTAGAAGCAACAAATAATCCTTTGTAACGAACTTTATGCTGCTCAAAGAGGAGATCAAAACCTTTGACAAAGTCGTAGGTCCCTACTCCAATTCTGGCAGTAGTGTTCGCTCCAGGGATTCCGCTTAAGGATGAAGTTCGATCGTACATCATAACCGCACCGGCACTAATTGCATGTATGCCAGTTCGGTTTGTTATACGTTTATAGGCATCATAGGCATCACGAATATCGTTAGCCAGCGGTGCCCATCCAAAAGCATGCTCTAGGTAAGTCCCACCAATAGCTCTAGCCCAATGCCTTGGATCGCGTTTCTTGCGCCTTTTCAGGTCCTCAAGATAGCCAAACAAGCCATCACGCAGAGCTTTAGCCGGACTTTTAATCATCCGTAAGGTCTCTCTCAATTCACCAGCAAATACTTGCCCTTGAAACTGGGTTTGTAATTTGCGAAGCTTAGAGTAGAAAGCCTGACGGGCCCGGTTGTCACATTCTGTATCTATGAGAGTCGGAGGGCGTGGTAACTTTGCACCAGAAAGACCAAACGGTGAAAGCCGAAGGTCACCTCTAGTGCGATAACGCGCCGTTCCTGCACCGGGATAGAAAATATCATACCCGATGTTACCTCTGTCAGCACGAATAGTATCGTAGATAGCCGTCATGGACGTTGTAGCATTGCCCATGTTCTCGATAATCTTTTTCCATCCCGGTAACGCTGTCCCGGTGCGCGTGCGAGTAGCAGTAGCAATGGTGCTATTGCTATCACTCCACGGCTGGCCGAAGGCATAATTACCTGAACCGGATTGAGACACGGGAAAGGATATACTACTGACTTTCGTTGACATTAGATACAGGCTGGGTACGCAAAGCAAGTTGCGCTATATAAGCTTCAACCCTCTCTCGGGCCCTGGATTCTACTCCTGAAGCAGTGATGTATGCGCCACCAGTGAAAGCACTAATGGCGGCGCAGACAACCATAGTCTTCTTGAATAGGTCCATAAGGGACTCCGATTGAGGAATGAACTTGCGTAGTGACAACCCATGCGGACGGAAGATGAGTCCGTAACTAAGTAAGAAAGCTCACTTTGCGTGATAGGTCGATGATCGACGGCTCCCCAAAAGGGAAAGCTGCTTTTCAAAGACTTTACTAGGGCTTACTCCTAGACTTTCATACATAGTAGGAAAGCTGAGCCGCGAGGCTCAAGTCCCCTAGCACCAATCAGGTGCTCAAAGGCCC